TTTCTATTTCGTCATATGGTGTATCTACTGATTTACCCATGATTTCACCATAACGAGAGAAGTTTAAATCAAATTCACCTGACTCAGAAAACTCCATATCTTCGTTTGAAACTGGATTCAAACCGATTTGTGAAAGTTTTGACTTCATTTGTTCAACGGCTGCCTGTGGATTCATGTATTCTGACACTGCAACATGTCCTAAGACTGCGTTTACTCTCGCAACAACATCTGCATCGTCTAATTCATAAGGTGCTTGACCATTTTCAAGTCCTGAATCTTCGAATAAAAAGTTTTTAAATGTTTTCATAATTTTCCCTATTGATTATCGTAATAGTTTTTATTTAACTCACCACGAATTATTGTTTCACCAATTTTTCTACACTTAATGTAGACCTTTTCAGTATTACCACCAATTGATGTAAATGTTCTAATACCATCTGCAATTGTACCATTCGAATCGGAGTATGTATCTGCATCTGATTTAGTTGCAGTATTTTCATACTCCCATATGTTATTCGAACCTGCTACAGTAACCCAAGCCATTTAACTGACTTACGCTGATACTGTAATTGTACCAGCTGCTGTACCAATACCTGCTATTGAGGTAATTGTTGATGCAGTGTTAGTACCTGTATCTTTAATTGTTCCACCGTTCAATGCAACTGCGTTAGCACCAATTGAAAGTACATCGTTAGCATCAGTTGCGGCATTCGCAGCAGCAATTGCTAATGTAAATGTAAGTTCGTTAGTACCTGTACCACTTGCATATGATAGTGTATGGTTAGCATTTGTGCTATTAGCAACTGTCAATGTTGGTGTACCAGTCACATCGACTGCTTCATTAAATATTGCTTTAACAGATAATGTTCCACCTTCTGACTTATCAAAGGCAGTGATGTTCCAATCAATATCAGTGATGTTTGCAGCTCCAAGTGCAGTTGTAAGACCTGAACTTGACCATGCAACTAATGTTTCAGTCAAGGTTCTTGAACCTACAAGTTTCTTTAATTCCCAGCCATATGGTTTGGCTTGAGTGTTTGTTTTATCAGCATCAGATAACCAATTTGGTTTTGACTCTGAACCTGATGTATGTCCCCATAGTGCCATTTTTTTCTCCAGTTTTTAAATTCTATTATGATGCAACTTTTAGTATAGCATCATATGTTTTCTTAAATGATTTAGCATCTTTTGCTAATAATCTAATGTATTTATCCCTTATTGGTGCTTTAACCTTCATTAAAGTGTCATGAACTAAGGCAGCTTCTTTACCTTTCACCTTAGTTTTCTTATTATCCTTTGTCTGAATATCACCATCTCTCTTAGTATCAGTAAATTTCTTTAACTGAACGAAGATGTTATTGTCTGCCCAAGCAGCTGAACCACTGGACTTATCATTCCATGCATCGAGAGCCCTTTGCATGACTTCATCTTCTGAAGCTTCTGAGTATTTCCCACCTGCCATTTTAGATATTTTATCTAACTTTGCTTCAAGGTCTTTCTCATTCTTTGCTTGTGCAACTGCACGAGCAATCTTCTTATTTCCTGCATCAGACATCATTGAGAAATCTGATTGCCTTTCCATAACTTTTCTAACTTCTATAGACTTTTCTTTAACATAACCAAGTTTTCTAATCTTCTCTTTGAAGACTTTGTATCTTGCATCTGTTGTTAGAACTGTTTCTATGTCTGCTTTAGTTGGTTTCATTAGTCTTCTAAGTCCACTTTACCATCCCATTTGCCTTGTTCAATTTCTCGTATCAAGTCATAACATGTTCTTTCAACTTGTTGTAGACCTTTAAATATATTAGATGGTCCGTCTGCACGATTGTTATATTGAAACTTCTCGTGGTCTTTGTTAATCTTTTCAATAGTCTTTAAAATCTTTTTATAACCATTGATTTCTAATTTTCTATCGAACTCAGAACCTTTCTTTTCTGCAGGACTTTTCCCATGAAAGTTTATTCTTTCAATGATTTCTTCTTTGCCATCATTGTGTTCTTTAATTACTTGTACTAGACTTTTATATGTCATATTACTTCTCGTCAAAATGTGTGATTGTTGAAGGGTCACCAAATGATGATTTACCTCTTGCAACTGCATCAAAGTCTCTGAGTTTCTTCTTAGTTCCACTCATAACGATTACTGTATCGTCTCTACCTTTGTCCATAGTAATCTTTAAACCCATCATTTTTGCAGAACGAGTAAATTTCTGTTCTTCAGGTTTTTGCATCTTCTTAACTCTGTAAGTAATCATTGCTTCATTGATTGATTCTGAAATACCGAGTTTCTTCATCTCTTTTTCAATCTCTTTATTGATTGCTTTTAGAGCATTTAAAGAAGGACTCTTAACACCTGACTTATTTTGTGCTTTGTCGATTGCTTCCATCTCTTTTGCTTTCTTCATTAATAAGTTTGAGTATTTTAGGTACTTGCCTTCTTCGATAGAGGCATCTTGCCACATTTGTCTGTAAGAATCCATAACATTTTTGTATGCACCTTTACTTCTCTTTTCTTTTCTATCGATTGCTATTGCCGCCTGTTGTGCAGGTGATACTGCTTCTTGTGTCATAACTTTTGGTTTTAACATCTTCATAACTTCTTTGTGTTGTTTAGTCATGTCGTTTTTACCAGCATCGATTGCTAGTTCATATTGACTTAATCCGTCATCGTTGATGTCTAGTTTGATTAACTGTTGTCTTTTAAAGTAGTCTAGTGCTTTCTGAGCATCTCTTTTGTTTCTGAATTTGTATTCAACATATTCTACTTTTTCTGATATTGCCGCTTCTTCTACTGATTCTGTTCCGTCACCTTTTTTCTTTAATTCTTGTTGCATTCTTGAAATGTTACCACCCTTAAAGTCTATACCTAACTGTGGGTCCATTCGAGATGGTTTATAAACTTTTATATTTTTGCCACCAGCTTTTTTGATGATATCAACATACATTTTTTCGGCACCTGGGAAGTATTGACCATCTTCCATTTCTTTCATAAAGTAACCTTCTTGTATGTTATCACCTTGTTTTAGAAGTTTCTTTGCTTTAATTCTGTCATGGTAGAAGAACTCATGGTCTTTCTTAGTCTTGTCGTCTCTTACAGTGTAAGATTGTCTTGACATCTTAGTGATTTTACCCATGTACTTTGCACCATCTTTTTGATAGTAATCTACTTCTGTACCAACTTTGATTGACTTAGGTGTTTCTGCACCCATGCCATGTTTTGCAAGAACTCTATAGTTTTCATCTATAATAGATTCTTCTTTAAACACATCTTCAACTGATGACATAAACTTCTTTAATTTATCTGCATCACCTGATACAACAACTCCGTCTTTACCTGACCAAGAAATTTTCTGTTTCTTTGATTTTAGTCCGAATTTACTTGCATATTTAATGACAAGATTTGCTTGAAGTTTGTCATCAACATGGAGTACCATATCTGCATTTTCTGATATAGTTTCTTCACTAGAAGTGTTTGCAATTTTGTAGAACTTCTGTATAGATTCAAGACCTTTTTGAATACCACTTCGAACATTATTGAATGCTGGTGCAGATAAACCTGAACCTCTCATAGTTTTGTCTACTTCTTTAAGCATACCCTGTAATTTCTTTTCGAGTTGTTGAACTTTCTTTACATCAGCCTTATCATATGCTTTTTCTAAAATAACTGGTAGTATTAAAGTTTTGACTTCTACTTCTTCTTTAATTTTACCTTTGACTATATCTTCTAAATCACGAGATAACCAATCAAAAAAGTCGTCTGGGTCATCGGTGTTAACTTCACCATTATCCATTGCCCATTGCATTAAGTCATCTTCTGCTTTTTTACCTGCTGATGACATGAAAGACAAATCACCAGATTTATATGCTTTGGTAAGTTCTCTTTTGTGTTTACGAAAGATGTCTTTCATCTTCATGCCTTCTGACATAGTTTCTTCGTTTGCGTATTGTAATGCTTTTTGAACTTCTTTTGATTTAAGAATCTTATCACCAAAGAACTTTTTAATTTCTTTAGATGCAATATCCATAGCACCAGACATGTCAAGTGCAACTTCTACTGCTCTTTTAACTTTTGCATCTGATACTTTGTTTTTTCTGAAGTAATTTGCAACTTCTTGACCAGTAAGTTTCATCTTACCGTAAGGACCTAATGGATTTACTTTACCATCTTTGTCTAAAACTTTCTTTGCTTCATGAAATAGATTCATTCTACTCTCCAAATATTGCGTATGATAGAATCACATCTTGCATGATGATTTCTGCCATATCTTCTCTAAACATTGTGTCGCCTTGAAAGTCTTTCATAAACTTTTCATGCATTTTGTTTGTTAATACGATGTTCTCTTCGTAACCCATAACTTCACACTTCTTTAAGTGTCCTTGTATCAGTTTACCGTATTTTTGTGACTCAGGAAATTCTTTCTCCTTCTTCATTAATTTTGTAAGGTCACTTAAAATTTTATTTAACTTAGGTGCCTTGTAAATGAAAGGTTTTTCATTACCGTGCTTTGCTATAAGAGCATCTACTTGTTTGTAATAATCCCTTGATGATTCATCAACACTCTTTAGATTTTTTTTTTGAGCATCATCACCAAGTTTGATAAACTTCTTACTTGGTTTTGCTTCGTCTATTTCAGACTCTTCATTCTTACCTTTGTAGTTTTTGTCTACATAGTCAAAGAACTTCTTCTTTTCTTCATCTGATTTGAATTCAGCAGGTGAAGTGACACCAAACTTTTTGAGTGCTGACTTAAAAAAGTCTTGATATTCTTTAGAACCTTCTAAGACTGACCTAGATGCTTCCAATAGGTCATTTGATAACCCTAGTGATGTAAATTTCATTGTTCTAATTCCCCTTTATCGAAATAATTGAATAATTTTTCTTTGCCTTCTTCATCTAGTCTAAGGGACTTAGATAAACGACCTAACATGTTCTTTTCAGTGAGTTTTGTTATTGTTCTTTCAACAGAAAGTTTCTCTTCTTTAACTTCTTCTACTGTTTCTTCTGGTAGAGGTTTGACACCTGCATCTTTAAACATTTTCTGTAGTTTACTGTCTGTTGGTAATGTAATCTTCTTTTCTTTACCTAATTGAACAACAAGACTTGTAAATCCTTTTGGATTTTGCTTCTGCATTTGTTGTACAACTTTAACACCAGTCATACTTAGCATCTTTGCAACACCATATTGAGCGTCTTTATCACCTTTAAGATTGAATAACTTATCAATCATTGAACCAGAAGATGCTTCTAAAATAACTTCTTGTGTATCTTCTACAAAAAAGGTTGCAAGTTCCTCATCTATTTGGTCACTTAGTATGTCATCTGCACTTTTTTCCACACTGCCTTCTTTTAAGGCAACATGCATACGCACTTCTTCTAGTTTTTCTTTCCAGTTTTCTGACTTATAACTCATAGTATTATTTATAATATATTTTAGTTCGATACCTACTCTTCTATGCGAATAACTAGGTTATTTTCCCCTTTGATTAATCTATGGTAACTATTTTTTAAAATATAGTAATCCCTTCCGACTGTCAAATCTTCAGGTAAACTATCATCTTTTTGTAGTTTCCACCCATTTCCACTTAATACATGAACAGTTCGATGTCGTTTGTCTCTGTGCCAAACAAGTTCATTATTATCAACAGTGTGTTCAAAAGTTCTAACTTTGAACATTTTACCTGTTCCGTGTTGTTCTAAAACCTCTTCTTTATATGGTTTAGTCATCTAATCCAGGATAGAAGTTGTCGTTCTTTTCATTGTAACCATAAAAACTGCCTTCTTTCTCAGGTATGTTTATTATTCCTTGTACCCAATTGTCTGCGACATCTTCTGCATATGATTCACTATGAGCATGAACTTCTCGTGTTTCCACCAATTTTTCATTCTCATAAAGTTCTACTTCAAATCCTTTATCGTTTTTAAAAACTTCTGCATATCTATTTTCGTATGCGTATGTATGGTATAGTTTGTTCATAATATAAGTATATAGGTTTTACCAGAAAAAGTCTCCTCCACCTGATAAACCGAGTTGTTTTGCATAATGAGGCAATCTACATGCCCAATATCCTGCTTTTGTTTTGTCTGTTTTGTTTTTGCAATCATGTCTTGCCGCGAATGAATCGGCAGCTTTCTTATTATTGATTTTGACTTTGAGACCTGTTGTATCACCCCATGTGATTTTCTTTATTTTGTCTCCGTCTTTTACATAGACATAATATTTTTTAGGACCACCAACTTTAGGTTTGTTGAGTTCTGGTTCTTTTTCATCCTCTTCAAACATAGGGCAGTCTAAAGGTACTAATTCACCTTCATATACTTCAAATGACCCTATATCAGTCTCTAAGATGTTTTTATCAACTTCTGTTAGTGTGTATTTGTTTTCTGATACTAGTTTTCTTGCTTCATTGATGCATTCAAAATACATCATAGAACCTAGTCTAAATGGATTGTCTAAGAGATTGGTTCCCTCAGATTGCATTGCATCTAGGGTTTCCTCGATTGCAACCTCTTTCAATGTTTTCATGTTATTTAATTTCTTTTACTTCAAAATCTTCGTTTGCAGGATAACCTTTTAGTGGATTACCAAACACATCTTTGAAGTTTTTCTTTGCTCTATTTTGTTGTTCGTGAAATGCTTTCTCAGTCTCTTTAATGTATGCTTCTTCTGATTGACCTGGTGTATCTGCTTGGTATTTCTTTCTTATATCATCTGTTCCTAATTCACAAACACCATCATCAGATACATTGCCTTTACCTGGCATCATTTCTTCACCAAATTTTAAGAATAGTTTTCCTTTTTCCTGTTTTTTATCAGTTGCTTTATGCCCTATCATTGCACCAAGGTCATTGATTAGTTTTAATCCCTTTTCAGTAGACTTTTCGTATTCCTTTTCAATCTTCTTTTTGATTTTACCTTGTATGAGGTCTATGATATCATGGTAACTAGTGACCAGTTTGCCTTCATTGACTTCACTGATAGGTACACAATTTGGTACTTGTTTACCATTTTTCATCTTGAAACCTTTCTGAACATAACCATCCCAGCATGCTTCTTCTAGTTTCTCCTCATTCTTATTCTTATTTCTTTTATCATAGTCTTTGATAGATTTTTTTGCAGACTTCATCATTGCTTTTTGATGTGCCTTTTGTTGAGACTTATTTCTGTCTCTTAGTGTATCTGCATATCTTTCTTCTATAGATTCACCTCTGACTTTATCTGCAAGGTCTTTATCTGCCTTACCCCATGTACCAGAACCTTTAGTGATAAAGCTATTTACTCTTGCGTGTCCCCACTGCTCAGGAGTTGTACCTGGTCTATGACCAGTTCTCCATGCAGCGACACCTCTTTTATATACTTGTTTAAGTATACCAACAGATATGCCTGTTTTATCGGCTTTCTTTTTGAGCGACTTATCGGCAGCACCTTCTTCTTCAAGTTCAACTTCTTCTCGTTGTGCCTCTCTCTGTTTTTGCATCAACTCATTTTCTTTTTCTTTCTCGTCTTCTGCCTTTTGTTTTTCGTTTTCCTTTTCGTGTTTCTGTTTTAACTTTTCGACTTCTCTTTCGTGTTTGTCTTTTTGTCTATCTTGTTCATCTGCTTGATTTGCTTTCAGTCTTGCAGCGGCAACTGCATCTTCACCAAACATTTTTTTGAATTTCTTTGTGTGTTTTGAGGGTTTTGTTTTTGCTTGTGCATCACCTGGAGCAGGTTCATATGCACTAGAATCATCATCGTCTTTCTTTGCACCCTTTTCGAAGTGTCTTGCTCTATCTTGTTTAGTAGACTTTGCAAGTTTATCATCACCTTTCTTATCGAAGTATTTCTTAGGTTGAGTTCCATCACGAGATTTTACATCTTTATCTTGTGCAACTTTCTTTGCTTCTGCGATATTTTGGTCTAGTATATCCATAATAACTATTTATCCCTTTTTCTTCAGTAATAATTCGTATTCTCTCCAAGAAGTTGCCTTCTTGTTACCAGGAAACTTAGATGACCAACCTTGTAAATAACTGAATAGTTTTGATGCCTTTGCATCTAAGGTTTTTATATCATCATCGTTTGAGACTTCTATAAAGTCTTTCTTAAAGATTCCTCTGAATTGTTTTAGATTCTTTTGAGCTGAATCCCAATCACCTTTTACAATTTCAGGTGGAAGTTTTCTTGCTCTCATCTCATTTCGTTTTTGTGCATTGTCTAATGATGCATTGACATATATCATTTTGTACTCATACCCCAATTCATCTAACATCTTCTTATAGTTTACAATTTTAGATGATTTAGCACTGGTAGTATCAAATATAAGACCAAGTCTACCTTCAATGTATCTATCCATTGCATTACCAGTAATCTTTTTTGCCTTGGCACGAATACCATCTCTGACATTTGAATCAATATTTCTTAAATCTAGGGATAATCCTGCTTTCTTTAGACCTGATTCAAAAGCAGTATCAGTATTGACAAGTTTTAACCCCAATGCTTTCAGACCTAGTTTCTTAACAACAGTAGATTTACCTGAACCTGGACCTCCCATTAAGAACACTGCTTTGAATGTTCCTGGGTCATAGACTCCCTCGTCTATTAAGTCTTCTATCATATATTCTGGTAGTGTTGACTCAACAATACCCATACCTTTACGAATATCTTTGTATAGATTCTCTATATCTTTTTTGTTTCTTGTAGGAACTCCTTTAGAGAATGCTTCGAAATCACCTTGTTCTGCCAATGCACGGAGTTTTGATGCACTCATTCCTGAAACATCATCGGCATCTGGGTCTCTTTCTCCTGCAGATACTATTTGTATCTCATTGAAGTTGTAATATCCATGTCTTGCTTTGACACCATTGTATTTCTTTAATAGTGTTTCGAACTCTTTGACTCTATCTGAACCAACGACCATTTTTACTCTGTTATATCCCTGTTTCTGTAGTTCATTACATATATCGAATACAGTTCTTGCAGCGACATTTGCAACTATTCTACCAAAGAATTTTTGAAGGTACTTAATCTTGTCTTTATGTGATAATGGATTTTTCTTAGGGTCGTTTGAGTGTGAAGTGAATAACATTACTTGATATCCACCACTTGATTCTTTTTTGAGTTTGTCTACTAACTTTGCATGACCTGTAGTAGGTGGATTGAAACGACCAAAGGTGAATACTACACCTTTATCCTTTCCTTCTTTTAAAAATGAACTTAATTTTTTCATGACATATCTTCTCTATCTTTCTTAACTAAACCTGCTAGTATTTTCATATTCTCAACACCACTTTTACTTGTGTCATAGTGATAAGGTTTAGGTGTGTCACCAACAACCCAATCATCCTCTTTAAACTCTATATCTGTTTGAGCAGGATAATCTGGTAGTGCGAAAGTTCCGAATGATTTTAATTTGCCCATTACTTATCCCAATTCTTTTGTGCAGTGAAGTTATTGTATGCAAACTCCATTCTATCTACTAATTTGACTGCACTTCCTGTTTTATCTATTGCAACATAACCTTCAGGATTTACAACTTCAAAACCTGTTGCAGTCTTTTTGAAAGTTCCTATACTCTTTACTCTATTTAGGGCAACAATGATTATCTGTTTTGCAACAACAAGACCTTCCATAAACTTAGTTAGATTAGTAATGAACTTGTTCAATGCACGAAGTTCGTTATACAATTGTTCACCAATCTCTCTCTTAATCTCTTTAGTCTTTTCCATTTTAACTTTTCCAACTACTTTATCTCTCCAATAGTTTTCAAAGTGTTTCATATATCCTGCATATGTTGGTTTAAAAGACCCACCTCTTATTTGTGCATTACAGTATGTCTTGTAAGATGCACCTGCACCTTTTTGATTTATTGTTGACTGTAATTCCATGAACTTCTGTAAGTCTTTCTTAGTGATACCATGAAATGATTTACCAACTCCTGATAAGACCTGTGTAAGTTTAAGTGTTTCTTTTGCAGTCATTGTGGAGTTTCCAGACACATCTTTATATGTTGCATCATCTACCCATACATCTGATGAACTACCTAAACTTGATGTATTTGCACCAAAACTGGCACCTAAATCTTCGATTGTAGAACCACTGTATGTAGTATGAAATACAATTCCCATTTTAGAACTTGCAATAGTTTTACCCAACTTGGAGTCTATATCTACTGCATACATAATTGTATTTGGTTGGAATGTGATGAATGATTTACCATCTATCTTAGTCATTTTCTTATCGTTGGTGTACATCAAATCACCTTGCATGATTGTATTCCAAGATAACTTAGATAGATATTTAAATGATGTTAGAAACTTTTCTTTTAATTGACCTGAGAGTTCAGATGCATCGTTGATTTCTTTTTCTGAAGTATAGAACAATGGTGTTTTGTTGAATAGTGATTTCTTTGCAACGAAGAATTGACCTGTCTCTGGATGTTTTCCACAAAAGATTGCAGGTGCCCCATCCCATTTAACAGTCATGTTTACAGAACTATTAGAATTTCCTTTCAACATGTCTCTTAAACCTTGCAGAAAGTTTATCGCACCACGACCACCATCAATACCTTGATTGATAATCTCGTCTTCTAAGTGTTCTAAATGTAGATTTTTTGCGCCCATAATAGTAGATTATACACCTTTTTAGTGTGTTTGTCTACTATTTATGTGTTTTGAAAGTTGTGTTTAGTCTACTGGTTGTGCAATTACATCGTATGCAGTGGTATCAGTTGGGTCTAATTCTTTAGCTGCCCATGATGATTTCTTACTATTTAATGCAGATATTTCATCTTGCAAACTAGTAGTAATCCATTTCATTGAAGAGGCATCACCTTTAACAGTTGTGTCTTTAAATGCAGTGTATGTCGCATGTGTACCCTTTCTGGTTTTACATTCACTTATAACTAGTGCAATTTCTGCTCTTAATTCTTCATCAGTAATGTCGCTGGTATCACCATCAAAACCCATACTTCTAACTTCTGCACTTCCAGAAGCTAAGGCAGCCGTATGAAACTGGTCCACAGTCACATCTGCAGCTAATCCTTCTAAGAATGTTAGTTTTTCGTTGATAGCAGCTAACTCAACTTCCTTTTTATCAATAGCAGGTTGAATGTCGTTGTCTATTTCGTCTTGATATATGCCCATTTGAATCCTCTAACTAGGTTTTTATACTAGTATTTAGGTTTTTGAGAGCGGAGTGGAGTGCAATTTGTCTTCTATTTTATCTATTTTATTAGATAATTTAGATATTGTTTTGGTATCAGATTCTTTTTTTGCGGCACGAAGTTCCTTTTTCAAAGTTATCTTCTTTGAAATCATATTGATTACCTCTTCGCTTTTTAAATTCTTTGCCATAATACTAAATACATAATGTATACATCTATTTATGTATTTATTGACCTTGACTCATACTCCGTGTAAGTTTCTGTATAGAAAATAGGGTCATTATCATGTATATTCATACCACCATTTTCAAATTTCTCAATGAAAGTCCAATCTGGATTCTCTTTTAAAACTAGATTATACTTATCTTTCTGTAGGATTTTACCGTTCATTACTCTCAATTTAGTATTAATCTTATCTGATACTTTAATACCATGACACATAAAATGAAACCATGCAACAAAGAGGCAATCTCTATTGAACTCTCCTGATAAGAACTCATCTGAGTATTCAACAATTATATCTGAGTGTGGACCTGGTGAGTATACATGGTCAAAGGTTGTTTTCTTTGACTTATCTGCAGTAGATAATATGTATGGCAATTCAATACACATTGACTTGCATATTGATTGATACATAGTATTTCTCCAGATTGATTGATACAATGGTTGATTACTCTTCCATAATTCCATTTGAGCATTGACTCCATGCCAAAGTGATAATGCCCATGGTTCAATTCTTGACCATTGTGCATCTGTTATTTCGTATTTTCTATATTCTGACGAATTCATTTTTACTCTCTGATTTAGTTTTTTGTGGTAAGTGAACAATGTCTAACCATTCAAAATGTTCATTATCAACATGTTCTTCATTCTGACCTTTTAACATGTTTGTGTTATCAATATTCTTATTTGTTTGGTCAACAAACATGTGATTAGTTTTGTATTCTCTTAACACATCTAATTGTGTTGTTGATACTTTATCATAATGACATATCAAACAAACATTTGTAGTAGGATTACTCGTCCTCATATCCATAATGATATCGTATACACGCGGGTCATAGTCTCTATCGGAACCAATACTCTTACCACCCACACCATTGAACTTTGCAACATAGTAGATAGTATTATCAACTGCTTGCAACTTTGTTGGTGTAGATAAAACAATATTTGGTTGTATGTTCGTAGGTGCAGTTGGTAATTCATGTCTCTGATAAACTTTGATAGTTTCACCTTTACCAATCTCTGCATAAACACACTCAACCCAATAATTCTTTTTATCTCTTACTTTTAAATCTTGTAAAACATTCCAGATAATTGCAGTATTTTCATCAGTCTTTTGTGCTTTCCCTGTTGGAGTTAAGTCAATCAATAAATTGTTTTCTTCAATCAACTTTGAAGCAGAGAAAGAAATATCTGCAGTAGTTCTTGCTGATTTTATATAATCTTCTGTTTCTTCTGCATTTGAAGTAGATGCATAAACACCTGCCCAATAATTTC